GTCCCGCTGACGCTCAACAAGCAGTTTGGTGTTGACGTTGACTTCACCTCGACTGAGCTCGCTCTGTCGATGGATGACTTCTCTGACCGCGTCATCAAGCCTGCAATGACCCGCATCGCCAACCAGATCGACTTCGACGGTATGGCTCTGCTCAGTCAAGTTTACAACCAAGTCGGCGCTCCTGGCTCGGCAGTTACCGCTCTGTCTACTTACCTGGCAGCTGGCGTGAAGCTTGACCGCAACCTGGCACCGCGTGACGGCCTCCGCAAGCTCGTGGCTGACCCGTCGACCGAAGCAACGGCAACGTCGCTTGGCCTGACCCTGTTCAACCCGACCTCGGAAATCTCCGAGCAGTACAAGCGCGGTGAACTGCGTGAAGCTCTTGGCTTCGGCTGGAACATGGACCAGAACGCTCCGGTCCACACCAACGGAACTTGGGCTGGTGCTCTTACCGTTAACGCTGACGTCACTGCAGGTAACACGATGCAGATCAATGACGCTGGTACAGGCCTGGCGCTGAACGTCGGTGACGTGTTCACCGTCGGAACGGGAGCTACCGGTGTCTACACCGTGAACGCTCAAACCAAGGCACTGACTCAAAACCTGCAACAGTTTGTCGTTAGCTCGGTCGTGTCAGGTACAGGTGCTGACCAAGTCATCACCTTCAGCCCAGCTGTCGTGTTGACCGGCTCGCTCCAGAACGTTGACAAGAAGATGGCTGCAGGCGTGACGGTTACGATGTCCGGAGCTACGGGTGTTACGACTCAGCTGTCGGTTGCCTTCCACCGCGACGCGTTCGTGCTCGGTACTGCTGAGCTGCAATTGCCTGGTGGCGTCGACATGGCCTCAATCGCATCTGACCCGGAAACTGGTCTGTCAATCCGCTTCATCCGCGCGTTCGATGTCCGCACCGACCAGTGGATTAGCCGCTTTGACGTTCTCTACGGCTGGGCAACGCTGTACGAGCAACTCGCTTGCCGTATCGCAACAAGCTAATTGAAGTAGGGCGCTCGGAGTTGTTCTGAGCGCTCTCTTCACTTCACCTACCCAACTCGAAAGGACACATCATGTCAGCACCCAATGTAGAAGGCAGCAAGAACGTCGACACCGTCACTGGCGGAGTCTTCGGAGCAACCGTCGGAGCTTCGGCTTCGGAACCAGCTGGATTCCACGGCACTTCAGTCGTGCAAGCAGCACACCTCGCCAACATCGGCGACTCAGCTACTGGAACGGAGATTGCTACAGCAGTCAATGGAATTCTCGCAGCTCTCATCGCCAAGGGCATCATCGCAGCTTCCTAAGCAATAGCTTAGCGTTGTGATGAATACTTCTGGTCAGTCAGTCTTTGTGATTGACTGACCACATTCACATAGCAAGGACTTAAGATGAACACAGCTCCCAACATTGAAACCTCAAAGAACGTCGGAGCGATGACCGGGGGTGAATTTGGTTCCGGGCTCATTGGCGGACCCCTGAACGGAGTGAACGTTCAGTGCAATGAGGACGGCATCGTCCTTGACACCGGTACTCTAGTTGCACCCAACCCAAGCGTTACACCAGGACTTGACGGTACTCGCTGCAAGATGGTGATGAGCAAGGACGGTATTGACTTCTATACCGGTGACCTTCAATATTCCTCACCTACTGATGAGGGTTTCAGATTGAACGGTCAACCTGTTGGAGGTGGAGGTGGTGGAATTCCCACTGCTAGCTTCTCGATTCCAGGTCCCATCGTAGGTTGGAATTATAACTCTGAGGTGATGGAAACCATCGCTGGGGGCGTTCAGACGGTCTTTGGCACAGCAGGAACGGGAGCTGGACACTATTCAATTCTAGCAAACAACTTGTACAGTGACGGCACGTTCATTCGCTACAAGAATGACGGTCCTGGTTCAATCATCATCATGTTCGGTGGTGAAACAATGATTGAAACTGCACCTGTCGGTGTAAAGGATGCTGTTGCAACTCTCGCCCCACAGTGTATATTCTATCCTACGTACTCGTACAATGCTGGTCCTCTGCACGTCGGTGACTTTATCAACTGTGACGGATATCTTCAAGCAGCTCGTGGTTCACTTCCAGCAGGGGGTGATGTAAGTCAATACATCTCTGTAGCTGGCATCGGAATCTTTGCTGGTTCAGGTGCACCTACGGTAGCAGCAGCTCAAGGTTCAATCTATCTCAGGTCAGACGGTACTTCAAGTGACCGTCTGTACGTAAACTCAGATGGAGCTACTACTTGGGACCCTCTCTCATCTGGTGACCCGACAATTGTTCCTCCTACTAGCTTTTCTCCAGCATTTTATACGTTGGGTGGAGCACCGTTCGCGGGTACTTATGACTGGACAACGCTTCAAGCACAGTACACTTGCGTTGGTAAGCTGACGTACTTTACTGTGATGGTTGCCATCACGACAATCTTCCCGTTACCAGGCGTCAAGATGAACCTACCTCTTCCAAGAGCTGGTGCTGCTGGTTCACTCGACGTGCTCCTGAGCGGTTCTACTGTCGCTGTTGACGCCTTTGGAGTTTCAAAGTGTGGTTCACTTACACCAGATGGCTCAACAACTACCTACGCATCAATAAATATTCCTGATGCAGCTTCAGTTCAAGGCTTGCTTACAATCAATGGCACGTATTACGCAGCATAAATTAAGAGGGAATTTAACATGGCACTCACAGCTCCCAATGTAGAAACTTCAAACAACGTAGACGTTGCAACAGGCGGCGAGTTCGGCTTCAAGGCCAACGGCGGCCCAGTCAATAAGGTCAATGTAACGGTCAATGAGACCGGTGTCAATGTTGACACCGGCTTGCTCCCTGACTCAGCCTTCACGCTGAACGGTCACGCTATCGGAGGCGGAGCTCCCACGGGTAGCTTTGCCATGGGTGGAGCTCTTAGCCCGTTCGCTGGTGGTACTATTGCTAACGTCATGGAGACGTATGCTAGTAACGGTGCTGCTCAAGGATTTGTCGGCTCAGCCATCGGTGTGAACATGATGCAAGCTGCTAACGTCTACGCAGCTGCAGACGGAATGCACTATAAGTTCAATGGACCTGCATCAGCTATCGCACAAATTGGTGGCAATGCAATTCAATTCTTGTTTGCAACAGCTGGTGTAGCTGGAGCTGCGCTGACTCCAACAGCATCCTGTGTGATGTACAACAACGGTGACTTTGCATCCGGTGGTACAATCACCGGACATGATGCACAGATTAACAATGACCTCTGGGTCAAGGACATGATTACCGTTGGAGTTGGTACAAAGAGCAACTGGCCAGCAGATATCGGGTTCTTGGAGTTCTCTGATTCAGCGCAGGGATTCGTGGGAAGCAATGCTTATACCGGGCTCTGCTTCGGTTCGAATGCGTACTTTGACGCAGTTACTACCACGTGGAAGTACAAGGCAGCTGGACCTTCATTTGCATACTACCAAGACAGCACTGACGGTCATACCTTTGTGTCTGCTCCCATCGGAGTAGCTGATGCTGACATTACTTTCACTACCGATGCCTCAATTAACCCGACTGGTATCTTCAATGTCAAGACCTTCACGTCTGGGAACATGGGTATCCCGAACGCAGTTTCTACGAAGTGGTCTGGACTTGACATTCTTGAGTTCAATCATGCAGGTGATGAACAAGGCTTCATCACCTCTGGTGGTGGAATGGGTGTAACTTACGGTTCCAATGCTTACTGGGACGGCAGCGACTGGCGCTACTCAGGAAACGGCTATGCAGTTGGTTACTCTCAACTAGGTGGCGCACAAATCTGGGTGAATGCACCCATAGGTGTAGCAGACGCGGTCATCAGCTGGGTTTATGACATGTACATTGACACGAACGGTGCACTTGATCTGAGCTCAACAGCTACATTATTGTCTAGTACTGCTGTTCCTGCAGGAGGCACAACTGGTGCAGGGTTGATGTTCTCGTCAGTTGCAAATCTTGGTGTATTCTTCGGCTCAGGAGCACCTACGCTAACAGCTGCTCAAGGCTCGCTCTACATGAACACAGCCGGCTCTGGAGTTACTGATAGGATGTACATCAACACGGACGGTGGTACCACCTGGACGAACGTTGTAACCGCGGCTTAATTGAGGAGCTAGCATGCTCACAGCACGTCAACTTATAACTGCTGCACTCCGGCTCATCGGAGTAGTGCAGCAGGGTGAGAACCCTACCGCCGATGACATGGCTGTCGTTGAACAAGCTCTCAACATCATGACTGACAGCTGGTCCAATGACAGGCTTGCCATCTTCTCGGTGAACCCGTACAACTTCTCACTCATTGCTGGGCAACAGAACTACACGCTCGGACCTGGAGGTGACTGGAACATCACGCGTCCGATGAACATTGAGCAGGCCTACGTGCACTATGCTACCAACGCGGGAGCTCAAATCATTGACCTTCCAATGATGGAGCTCAATGACGCACAGTGGGCTAACATCGCGGTCAAGTCAACCACCTCTACGTTCCCGATGCGCTTCTACGACAACGGTAACTACCCGCTTAGAACCATCAGCTTTTGGCCTGTTCCAAATCAAGTGCAACAGGTAACGCTGTGGCTCTGGCAGCCTCTCATTGACTTTGCAAGCCTTGATGACCCGTGCTCATTCCCACCAGGTTATGAACGTGCATTCAAGTACAACCTTGCTGTTGAGTGTGCACCTGAGTTTGGCAAGCAGATTCCACCTGAGATTGCACAGGTCGCGATTGAGTCACTGCGTGAGATTAAGAACCGCAACAATCCAGTTCAAGTGATGATGTCGCCTGCGGGAATTCGGAGTAAAAAGTCAATTTATAACTGGCTGACTGACAACTACAACGGTTAATTGACATGGCTGAGACAAACAAGGTAAAGTTTCAGAATTTCATCGGCCCGAGCAATACGCTTCGTGTCGGAAGGTTTGATTGCCAGCGCACGGTTAATCTGTTTCCAGAGCTTGACCCGCTTGCAACTGGCAAGGAAAAGGAAGCTGCTGTTCTCATGGGAACACCTGGCTTGCGTCTAGTGCAGTCTATTGGGCTTGGCCCAGTCAGAGCAATGTGGACTCCCTCGAATGACAGCAACTTGTGCTTCGTCGTGTCAGGCAATGAGGTCTATCGTTTATCTGGCCCTCTGTTTACCCCCATCACGTGCACCGGTAACTTGTCAACTTCAACTGGTCCAGTATCGATAACTGACAATGGAATTGACGTCATGCTTGTTGATGGGCAGAACGGCTATTATATCCCGTTGGCCGGCGTACCAGTAATCAATAATATCATTGACCCGAACTTCTATCCCGCTGATGTCATCACGTTTCAAGATGGGTACTTCATCTTGAACCAGAAGGGTACGCAGTACTACTTCATCAGTGACCTTTACTCACATGACTTCTTGCCGTTGAACCTTGCAGCAAAAGCAGGTAATCCAGACAACATCGTCTCGCTCATCAGCAACAATAGAGAGCTCTACCTATTCGGTACAAAGACGACTGAGGTCTGGTACAACTTAGGGCAGTCAGGTTCAACTCCGTTCGTACGTCAGGACGGTAAGTTCAATCAGTTCGGTTGTCTTGCACCCCACACGCTGCACAAGGTGAACAACACCGTGTTCTGGTTGGGTACGAACGCTGACGGCGGCGCTGTCGTGTTCATGCTTCAGAACGAGCAACCGGTGCGGGTGTCAAATCACGCTATTGAGTTCGCGCTACAGCAGATTACTAACCTGACTGCAGCAACAGCATATGCTTATCAAGATGAGGGTCACTACTTCTATGTGCTGAACTGTCCCGGCAGTCAAACCACGTGGGTATTTGACATGTCTTCACAGATGTGGCATGAACGTCAGTCAACTATCAACGGTATTACCGACAGGAACCTTGCTGAGTGCCATACGTTCATGAACAACCAGCACCTTGTAGGTGACTATACAAGCGGTAACATCTACTCGATGGACATGAACTACTATACTGACAACGGTGAACCCATCATTCGCATCAGACAGACACCGCACGTCACGTCATCATTGAACAGAGTGTTCTACGAGATGCTCGAGCTAGACATGGAGTTCGGTGTGGGACTTGACTCTGTTGGTTCTGGTACAACTACTTCTGGTTCAGTTCAGAGCGTTACCATCTATGGAGACCCGGGTCACTCACTTGCTCCGCTTGGTCTTATCTGTAATACTCCACCTGTAGTAACGTTCACGGGCGGAGGTGGTTCTGGAGCTACAGGACATGCTCTGTTGACCGGTGCCTCAGCACCGTATAATCTAGCAGGTATTGTCGTTGATACAGGTGGCTCTGGTTATACTTCACCTCCCTTCGTCAATGTGACGTGGGGTGCAGGTGACCCACAAGCACCGTATATAGGCATCGAGACAGAATTGACGATGTCAACTAGTTCACCAACGTCTCTCCCTGACAATCAGATTAACCCGAAGGTCTTTCTTGAGATAAGTAACGACGGCGGCAAGACCTGGGGACCCCCGATTGAAGCTCGCATGGGCAAGGTTGGAGAGTACTTCACGAGAGCTCGCTGGCAGCGTCTAGGAACTTCTCGTGACAGAGTGTTCCGTGTTTCAACTAGTGACCCGGTCAAGGTTGGTATCTTGTCAAGTGTGCTGTGTATTGAGGTTGGTTATCAGTAAGCTTCACATAAATAGAAGTATGAGTACTATCACATATCAAGTTGAACACTGGGCGGATATTACAGGAAACGCGCACGGCCCTGGGAACAACCAGTTTAACCTCAACGGCTTGAGCTGACCGAGGGTCTCCGCGACAGATTTGGGGTCAGTGCTGAGAATTACAATCTTGTTGGCTGCTTTATCAATCGTCAGCAGTGCTACGCTGTCCGTAGGCTTCAAT